TGGCAGCGCGAGGTGCTCCGCACCATCAAGCAGCACATCGACGACAACGACGGCAAGCTCGACATGGAGACGTTCCGGCTGGCGGTCAGCTCGGGGCGCGGTATTGGCAAGTCGGCCCTTGTCAGTTGGCTGATCCTGTGGATGCTATCGACGCGGATTGGGTCGACCGTCATTGTCAGCGCCAACTCGGAAGCGCAGCTCCGGTCGGTGACCTGGGGTGAACTGACCAAATGGGCCGCGATGATCATCAACGCGCACTGGTGGGAAATCAGCGCGACCAAGCTCATGCCGGCGAAATGGGTGTGCGAGCTGGTCGAGCGCGACCTCAAGAAGGGCACGCGCTACTGGGCGGCGGAGGGCAAGCTGTGGTCGGAAGAGAACCCCGACAGTTACGCGGGCGTACACAACCACGACGGCATGATGCTGATCTTCGACGAGGCGAGCGGTATTCCTGACCAGATCTGGTCGGTCGGCGCGGGCTTTTTCACGGAAAACATCCTCGATCGTTACTGGTGCGCGTTCTCCAACCCGCGACGCAATCAGGGGTACTTCTTCGAGACGTTTCACGGGAAACGTGACTTCTGGAAAACCAAGCAAGTCGACGCGCGCACAGTCGAGGACACCGACAAGAACGTGTACGAGCAGATTATCGCGGAGTACGGCGAAGACTCGAGCCAAGCACGCATCGAGGTCTATGGGGAGTTTCCGTCGGAGGGCGACGATCAATTCATCGGCCCCGCGCTGGTGAACGAGGCCATCGCGCGGCCAAGGTACAAAGACGAGACAGCACCGGTCGTCATGGGTATCGACCCTGCACGCGGTGGCATGGACTCGACGGTCATCGTCATACGGCAGGGACGCGACATCGTGGCGATTAAACGGTTCAAGGGCGAGGACACCATGTCGATCGTGGGACGGGTCATCGACGCGATCGAGGAGTACAAGCCAACGCTATCGGTCATCGACGAGGGCGGGCTGGGGTACGGCATCCTTGACCGATTGAACGAACAGAGGTACAAGGTACGGGGCGTGAATTTTGGTTGGAAAGCCAAGAACTCCGTCATGTGGGGTAACAAGCGCGCCGAGATGTGGGGCGCGATGCGAGAGTGGCTCAGAACAGCGGCGCTACCGGACGACCGTCAGTTGAAGGCGGATCTGATCGGGCCAACGAAAAAGCCAAACTCGTCGGGTACGATTTTCCTTGAGGGGAAAAAGGAAATGCGCGCAAGAGGATTGGCCTCACCAGACGCAGCAGACGCACTGGCAGTGACGTTTGCATTTCCTGTTGCCCATCGTGAATATGTCGAGAAATCAGTCCGTCGCTTCTCATCCGGCGGCGCGAACTCTGTGTCATGGATGGGATCGTAGGAGAAGACTAAATGGCTAATACCAAACCAATCGGGGTCGCGTACTCCGACCAAGACATCAGCGGTGCTGATGTACTTCTATCAAGCGGTCAGCTTGGCTATACGGCTGCGGCGCAGGGCACTGTAACGCAGGCAACGAGCAAGTCGACGGCGGTCACGCTCAACAAGTCGGCTGGTCAGATCACGATGAACGCTGCATCACTGGCAGCCAATACCGCAGTGTCGTTCACGCTGAACAACAGCCTCATCAGCGCCAATGACATCGTCATCACGAACATCAGCGCAGGTGGCACGGCAGCCGCATACACGACCTATGTGTCAAGCATGACGACCGGCTCGGCAGTCATTACAATCCGCAACATGACAGCGAGCCCGCTGGCGGAAGCGGTTGTGATCAACTACGCTCTGATCCACTGCCTCTAATATGGCAAAGTCTGTTTCTTTATCGGTCGGACGCGGCGAAAAGCTACCCGCTAGCAAAGGCGCTGGTCTGACCGCTAAAGGACGGGCTAAATACAACCGCGAGACGGGGTCTAACCTTAAAGCCCCCGCACCGCACCCGACAACTAAGGCTGACGAAGGGCGTAAAGCCAGTTTCTGCGCGCGGATGGGTGGGGTTGTCGCCAAGTCTAAAAACGCAGAGCGGGCCAAGGCCAGCATGAAACGGTGGAATTGCAAATGAAGAACGGTCTATACGCAAACATCCACGCTAAACGCGAGCGCATCGCGGCAGGCTCCGGTGAGAAGATGCGGAAGCCCGGCACCAAAGGCGCACCCACCGCAAAGGCGTTCAAAGAGTCCGCTAAAACGAGGAAAAAGTGATGCCGCTTAAGAAATCAGCAAGCCCCAAAGCATTCAAACAAAACATCAAGACCGAGATGGCGCACGGCAAGCCGCAAAAGCAGGCAGTTGCCATTGCGTATGCAATGAAGCGTAAAGCAGGCAAAAAATGAACAACGATTATTCAGGCGTAGGCACAGCGGGTAAAGTAGCCGACGGCGGGTCGAAAGACTCTGACGTCATGGCAACCATGCGCTTTCGCCTGAATATGGCAATCAGCGCCTATTCGGAAAGCCGCGAAGACGAGCTGGACGACCTCCGCTTCTTCGCAGGCTCGCCGGACAATCAGTGGCAGTGGCCGGCTGACGTGCTCCAGACACGCGGCTCGGTGCAAGGCCAGACTATCAACGCTCGTCCGTGCCTGACAGTCAACAAGCTGCCACAACATGTGCGCCAGGTAACGAACGACCAGCGCCAGAACCGGCCATCAGGCAAGGTCATCCCTGCGGACGATCGGGCGGACCCCAAGGTGGCTGAGATTTTCGACGGCATGGTGCGGCACATCGAGTACGCATCAGACGCCGACGTGGCATACGACACGGCATGCGAAAATCAGGTCACATACGGCGAAGGTTATATCCGCATTTTGACCGAATACTGCACGGATGACAGCTTCGAACAGGACATCCGCATTGGCCGTATCCGTAACTCGTTCAGTGTGTACATGGACCCGACCATCCAAGACCCTTGCGGGGCGGATGCCGAGTATTGCTTCATTACGGAAGACCTGACACGCGACGAATATGAGCGTCAGTTCCCGAATGCGATGCCGGCATCGTCCATTCAGGTGCAAGGCGTCGGCGACGACTCCCTGACCAACTGGATCAACGAACAAGTCGTCCGCATCGCTGAGTATTTTTACGCGGTCTATGAGCCGCAGAAGCTCAATTTGTACCCAGGCAACCAATCATATTTTGATGGAAGCCCTGAAGACAAGCAAATGAAGGCAATGGGCGTGAAGCCCATCCGCAGCCGCACGGTTCAGGTCCGCAAAATCAAGTGGATGAAGACAAACGGCTACGAAGTGCTTGAAGAAAGCGATTGGGCAGGCAAGTGGATTCCCGTCATCCGCGTCGTGGGCAACGAATATGAGGTCGATGGCCGCATTTTTGTGTCCGGCATCATCAGAAACGCCAAAGACGCGCAACGTATGTACAATTATTGGGTGTCTCAGGAGACTGAGATGCTTGCATTGGCCCCAAAAGCGCCGTTTATCGGCTATGGCGGCCAATTTGAAGGCTATGAAATGCAATGGAAGACGGCCAATACGAACAATTGGCCGTATTTGGAGGTAAATCCTGACGTTACAGACGGTCAGGGCGGCGTTTTGCCGTTGCCCGCGCGCGCTATGCCTCCAATGGCCCAAACCGGCCTAATTCAGGCCAAAATGGGCGCTTCTGACGACATTAAAGCAACTACCGGTCAGTACGACCCAAGCCTTGGAGCGCAATCAAATGAACGGTCTGGACGTGCAATCCTTGCTCGCGAACGCCAAGCAGACACTGGAACGTATCATTACGTGGACAATCTCGCTCGTGCGATCCGTTATACAACGCGTCAAATCGTTGATCTGATCCCGAAGATCTACGACACACAGCGTATTGCTCGCATCATCAACCTTGATGGCGAGACAAGCATGGCGAAGATCGACCCCATGCAAGCGGAAGCCGTCAAGGTCATCCGTGACGAGAACAATATCGAGATCGACAAGATCTACAATCCGTCAGTTGGCCGTTACGACGTCGTCGTCACGTCAGGCCCAAGCTACATGACAAAACGTCAGGAGGCGCTTGATGGTATGGCGCAACTGCTACAAGGCAATCCGCAGCTTTGGGGCGTGGCTGGCGACTTGTTTGTCAAGCACATGGATTGGCCCGGCGCAGCAGAACTCTCCAACCGCATCGCCAAGTCGATGGACCCCAAGCTCTTCGAGAACAGCGACAAGTCGCCCGCTCTCCAAGCAGCCGAGCAAAAAATTCAAGCCCTCTCGCAAGAACTCGACCAAATGCACGGGATGTTCCAAAACGTCACCAAGTCGGTTGAAGTCCAAACGCTCGCCGTCAAAGAGTTCGAAGCAACTATTAAAGCCTATGACGCGGAAACCAAGCGTATCAGCGCGGTCCAAGCGTCCATGTCGCCCGAGCAAATCCAAGACATTGTTTTGGGCACTGTACATGGCATGATTACCAGCGGCGACCTCATCGCAGAGATGCCAGGGCAAGAATTGCCGGGCGAGTTGCCTAATGAGCCAATGCAGGCTATGATGCCGCCTTCGCAAGGAATACCACAATGAAATGCGCCGAATTTGTAGGAATGCTGTTTCTCGCACGGGATGTGACCCACTCGGTCCATCTCAACACGCGCAGTTACGCCAAGCACAAGGCGCTTCAAAAATTCTACGAAGGCATTGTAGACGCGGCAGACGCATTTGCAGAAGCCTATCAGGGCCGCTACGGCCTGATTGGTGGCATTTCGCTCCAATCGCACAACAAAACGGCTAATGTGGTCGATTTTCTTGAAAATCAGCTCAAAGAAATCGAAGACATGCGCTACGACGTTGTCGACCGCAAAGACACTTCGCTTCAGCAATTGATCGACAATATTGTCGAACTTTATCTAACAACCCTTTACAAACTTAAATTCTTGTCGTGAGGCTTTTATGGCTCAGTATTCCTACATCACAGCTACTTCTCAGGTAAAAACGGCTCCCGCAAAGCTAAAGGCAATCTTCGTAAGCGCCGCTAGTAGCACGCCGACCATTACCGTCTATGATACCGACGCTAAGGGCACCACAACGACCGTAGTTGGTACGTTTACGCCTGCGGCGGCTACAAACTATTTGTTCAATGCCGCTGAAGGCATTTATTTGAACAAAGGACTTTACGTCGTACTCGGAGGCACCGTAAACGCCACCATAAGTTACGAATAAAACCGTACTGGTGAGGTTCACCAGGGATCTATAAGGGTCAACTATGACAGATGAAACCTTAGCGGAGGTAACCGCGCCGGAACCAGAAGCCACGGCGGCTCCTGAAGCTCCAATCGAACAACAGCCGGAGGCGTCAAAGACTTTCACACAAGAGGAAGTCGATGCCATTGTAACTAAAAGGCTTGCTAAATTTGAACGTAAGCTGGAACGCGATAGGGCCATGCGAGAGCAGACCCCACCGCCTCCACCTGTCGAAGCGGTCACGCCCGACAAGTTCAACAGCCCAGATGCGTATGCTGAAGCATTAGCAACGCAAAAGGCTGAAGAGCTTCTCAGACAGCGTGAGATGCAGAAACAGCAACGTGAGATCCTTGACGCTTATAGCGAGCGTGAAGAAGAGGCACGGAACAAATACGAGGACTTTGAACAAGTCGCGTATAACCCGTCTCTCCCAATCACAACCGTTATGGCGCAAACAATTCAGGCGTCTGATATTGGGCCAGAAGTGGCTTATTATCTGGGGGCAAACCCCAAAGAAGCTGACCGGATCTCAAAGCTCGCGCCATTTTTGCAGGCAAAAGAGATTGGGAAGGTCGAAGCCAAATTGGCCGCTGATCCGCCCGTCAAAAAATCATCGAGCGCACCAGCTCCTATATCTCCGGTCACTGCTAAAACCAGTGGAGCGCCTGCATACGATACGACTGACCCACGCTCAATGAAAGCCATGAGCACGGCAGAGTGGATCGCTGCGGAACGGTTACGGCAGATAAAGAAGATGGAAGCGGCAAGATCCCGCTAACTTCATAAGGACATTGTGTCATGGGTAATAGCTTACTTACTATCGACATGATCACCCGCAAAGCTCTCGAAATCCTCGAGAACAACCTGGTGATCACACGCAACGTGAACCGTCAGTACGACGACAGCTTCGCTGTCGAAGGTGCAAAGATCGGTTCAACCCTCCGCATCCGCTTGCCCGATCGTGCGCTCGTCACGGACGGCGCTGCATTGCAGGTTCAGGACGACAACGAACAGTACACCACGCTTACGGTTTCGAGCCAGAAGCACATTGGTGTCAACTTCACATCGGCTGAATTGACCATGCAGTTGGACGACTTCGCAGAACGTGTTCTCAAGCCGCGTATTTCGCAGCTTGCGGCCTCGGTCGACAACGACGTCGCCAACGCTTACAAAGGCATCTATCAGTCAGTCGGCACGCCCGGCACGACACCTTCGACCTCACTCGTTCTGCTTCAGGCTAACCAGAAGCTCAACGAAATGGCGACACCGATGCAAAACCGTTATGCCACCGTCAACCCAGCAGCAAACGCTGGTCTTGTCGAAGGCATGAAGGGTCTTTTCAACCCAGTGTCGACCATCAGCAAGCAGTTCAAGAACGGCTTGATGGGCGAAGGCATCCTCGGCTTCGACGAAATGAGCATGTCTCAGTCGATCGTTCAGCACACGACAGGTTCGCGTTCGGCTTCGGACACCATCCTCGTTAACGGTGCAGTATCGACGCAAGGTCAGTCCACCATCAATCTTGATGGCGGCACAGGCTCGGCTACGTTCAACGTCGGCGACGTGTTCACGATCGCAGGCGTCTACGCAGTCAACCCGCAGACCCGTCAGTCAACCGGCAGCTTGCAACAGTTCGTTGTGACCGCCACGGCTACGGCATCTTCGGGTGCGTGGACAAACGTAGCTATTTCGCCGGCTATCTACACACCGGCTAACGCGCTTGCTACTGTGGACTCGTTCCCAGCAGACAACGCGGCAGTTACGGTTGTCGGCGCAGCGTCCACAACGTATCCGCAGAACCTCGCGTACCACAAAGACGCGATCACGTTTGCTACCGCCGACCTTCTGCTTCCGCAGGGCGTCGACATGGCTTCGCGTCAGGTTCACAACGGCATCTCGCTCCGTATTGTTCGTCAGTATGACATCAATAACGATCGTATGCCTTGCCGTATCGACGTGCTTTACGGTTACTCCACAATCCGCGCGCCGATGGCCGCCCGTATCTGGGGCTAAATCATTAACCTCCGCAGAAATGCGGAGGTTTTCCCTTCTTTCTTAGGAGTATTTTACTATGGCACTTCCTACCGTAGGTGGCGGCTATCAGTTCAATGATGGCAACCTTAACGAAGTAAAACTGACTGTTGCAGCCGCTCCGGCCACTGCAACGGACAGCGCGACATTGTCTGTTAGCCAGTTGACTAACGGCATTATCATCGGCACACCGACGACAACGGCAGCATACACGCTTCCGCTCGCGGCTGACGTTGATAGCACCCTCAGCAACGCTAAAGTCGGCTCAACATTCGATTTCCGCGTCATCAACACAACCACGGCTGGCGTCATTACAGTGACGACCAACACGGGTTGGACGATCGGCTCAAGCGGTTCGCAAGGTCTTATGACCATTGCGGCAACTGCTGGTACGGTTCGTTCATTCCGCGCTCGTAAGACGGGCGATGGCACATGGGCGCTTTACGCGATCTCGTAATAAAAACGGGCGGGGCTTTGGCCCCGCCCAATTTTTAAAGGTAAGCTAATGATTGTCTATCTTAAGCACCCAATTCATGGTACAAAAGTCGCCACGATGGAAGCTGAAGCAGATGCTGACAAAGAAAATGGCTGGGTAGAATTTGACCCAATCAATCGTGAAGAAGAAAAGAAAGAAGCTCCCGACAACGAGCTTCGCCGCAGGCGGCGTCAGGACGCCGCGTAAGGAGCTGACATGACGACGACCGCCGGTGACCAGATCAACGCAGCCCTTCGCTTGATCGGCCAATTGGCCGAGTCTGAAGTTCCTACTGCTGCCGCATCCCAAGACGCCCTCGCGGCGCTCAATCAAATGATCGACTCTTGGAGCACCGAGCGTCTGTCGATCTTTACGACAATGGACCAAGTGTTCTTGTGGACGCCGGGCCTTATCAGCCAGACGCTTGGCCCATCCGGCGATTTTGTCGGTGAACGTCCAATTCTCATGGACGACGCAACTTATTTTGTTGACCCTGCCAGCGGCATCTCGTTTGGCATCAAACTGATCAATCAGCAGCAATATGATGGCATTGCGGTCAAAACGGTAACGAGTACTTATCCACAGGTTATGTGGATAAATACCAATTATCCTAACATTGACATGCATTTGTACCCTGTACCTACCAAAGTGCTTGAATGGCATTTTATCTCGGTTGACCCGCTTACTTCACCGGCAAATCTGTCAACCACGTTGGCATTCCCGCCGGGTTATCTGCGGGCGTTCAAATACAATTTGGCCTGTGAAATCGCGGCTGAATTTGGCGTTGAACCACCTCCGACCGTTCAACGCATTGCCATGACATCAAAGCGTAACCTCAAGCGTATCAACAATCCTGATGACGTCATGTCGATCCCGTACTCGATCGTCGGCACACGTCAGCGGTTTAACATCTTTGCCGGTAACTATTGATGCAAACGCCTATTCTCGGCCAGAGCTACGTTGCCCGCAGCGTCAACGCTGCCGACAATCGCATGGTCAATATGTACCCAGAAGCGACACCTGTAGCCGGCAAAACCGCAGGGTTTTTGAACCGCGCGCCAGGCTTGCGTCGGCTTACCACGATTGGCACCGGCCCGATCCGTGGGCTGTGGGCACCCGAACCAAACGGCACATACGCTTATGTTGTCTCGGGTAATGAATTCTATCAAATCGATCAAAACTACACCGCCACGTTACGCGGCACCGTTGCAGGCACAGGCCCTGTGTCTATGGCCGACAACGGCATTCAAATCTTTATCGCCACAGATCCTAACGGCTATATCTACAACATGAACACCTTGGCATTCGGGGCCATCACGGACCCTGATTTTGCCGGTGCGGTGACGGTGGGCTATCTGGACGGCTATTTTGTCTTTAACCAACCAGACTCGCAAAAAGTGTGGGTAACTCAACTTTTAGACGGTCAGTCTATTGACCCGCTTGGTTTTGCTAGCGCGGAAGGTTCGCCCGACGGGCTTCTTTCGCTTATCGTCGACCACCGCGAAGCATGGTTGTTTGGTACTAACTCGGTTGAAGTTTGGTACGACGCAGGCACGACACCTTTCCCGCTGACCCGCATTCAGGGTGCCTATAACGAAATTGGTTGCGCGGCTCCTTACTCGGTTGCCAAGCTCGACAACGGTGTTTTTTGGCTTGGCGCTGACGCGCGCGGTGAAGGCATTGTGTACCGCACAAACGGCTACACCGGTGTTCGCGTTTCAACCCATGCGGTCGAGTGGCAAATCCAGCAATATGGCGACATCTCGGACTCGATCGGCTACACTTATCAACAGGACGGCCACGCGTTCTATGTGCTTGTCTTCCCGACCGCCGGCACGACATGGGTCTATGACGTTGCGACTGACAATTGGCACGAGCGTGCGGGCTGGAGCAACGGCTCGTTCACGCGTCACCGTTCCAACTGTCAGATGAATTTTAATCACGAAGTTATTGTCGGCGATTACGAAAACGGACGCATCTATGCGTTCGATTTGAACGTCTATGATGACGATGGTGCAGTGCAAAAATGGCTTCGTTCTTGGCGCGCGCTTCCGCAGGGCACCAACAATTTAACCCGCACCGCACAGCACAGCCTCCAGCTCGACGCCGAGACAGGCGTGGGCCTCAACACCGGTCAAGGCAGTAATCCACAGGTTATGCTCCGGTGGTCAGACGATGGCGGCCACACATGGTCAAACGAGCATTGGGCTTCGATGGGCGCGCTAGGCGTCTACGCTACGCGTACCTTCTGGCGTCGGCTTGGCATGACCATCAAGCTCCGTGACCGTGTGTATGAGGTGTCAGGCACAGATCCTGTCAAAGTGTCCATTACCGGCGCTGAACTTCTGCTGAGTGGCACAAATGGCTAATACCAATATTACTCAGATCCCCGCGCCTCGGGTGCCGATCGTTGAAGAACGAACGGGCTTGATGTCGCGTGAGTGGTTTCGGTATTTCAACAACGTCAATACGCAGATCGGCGGCGGCACAGGCGTTGCACCTATCGTCAACGGTGGCACCGGACAGTCTAACTTGCCCACCAACGGTCAGCTTTTGATCGGTTACTCCGGCAATTTTGCGCTCAATACGCTGACTGCGGGCACGGCGATCGGCATCACCAACGCGCCAGGCGTCATTACGATTAAGCTCAATGACACAGCGGTCACGACAGGCTCTTACGGCTCGGCCACGTCTGTCGGCACGTTTACGGTCGACCAGCAAGGCCGGTTGACGTCTGCAAGCAGCACACCGATCGCGATTGCTACCACACAAATCAACTCAGGCGCGCTGCCAGCGGGCGTTACCATTGCGGCGAGCCAGATCACAGGCAATTTTGCGTCCGGCACTTACACGCCCACGCTGTCCAATGTGACCAATATCAGCTCCAGCACCGCAGCAATTTGCCAATATATGCAACTTTTGACAGTCGTCACCGTCAGCGGTTCTGTGTCCATTACCGCGACCGCAGCGGGTACTTGCAATCTGCGTATGTCTTTGCCGATAGCGAGCAATTTTGCCGCGACACGCCAAGCCGGCGGCACGTTTGCCACCACAACGGCAGGCGGCACGGCGCAAGGCGCTATCTATGCAAACGTAGCTAACGACACGTTTGAGTTTTCGTTTGTTGCGGCGAATACCACAGCTACGACTTATACTTTCTCGGCAACGTATCAGATTGTCTAAATCTGAAAATCAATGTAGGGTGCGCGTATGGCAGTCTCTCTTTCCCCCCTCGGCGGTGCCGGATGGCAATTTCTCGACAACAGCGGTAACCCGCTGACGGGCGGGTTGCTGTACACATACGCCGCCGGCACAACAACACCGGCCGTCACTTACACGACTAATAGTGGGGCGGTAGCTAACTCAAATCCGGTCGTTCTGGACTCGGCAGGCCGTGTTCCTTACGAAATCTGGCTGACAGATGGCGTGAGTTATAAGTTCGTCTTGCAAACCTCGGCAGCCGTTCAGCTTGCGGTTTGGGATAACATCTCAGGCATCAGCAGCGGCGGCAGTCCGTTTTCGATCGATACAAATTACATCACGACCGGCACGCTGACGGCAACCAACTACATTTACATGAGCGCCACCGGCCAGATTAAGGTCGCCTCTGGCACGACAGCCCAACGCGCAGGCGCGTTTAGCGGCACCGGTTCGATCAGCGGCACGACGCTTACCCTAACGGCTGTGTCGACAGGCACGATGTATGTCGGCGCAACGATTACCGGCACGGGCGTCACGTCAGGCACACGCGTTGTGGGCCTTGGCACCGGCACGGGTAGCACCGGCACTTACATTGTCGATACATCGCAGACGGTGGCCTCCACGACCATCACCGACGTGCCTGTCGCCGGTATGCTTCGTTATAACACCACGACCAACACGTTTGAGGGCTACAGTTCAACGGGTTGGGGTTCGATTGGCGGCTCGGGCGGCGCGACAGGCGGCGGCTCAGACGCGATCTTCTGGAACAACGGTCAAACGGTCACGACTAGCTACTCAATCCCTGCGACCACAAACGCGGGCACGTTCGGGCCCATCACTATTTCTGGCTCGGCCACCGTGACCATTCCTTCATCTTCAAGCTGGACGGTGATCTGATATGGGCAATATTTCTCTTGCAGGGGCCACCTCCGGTCAAATCACGCTATCGCCTCCGGCGGTAGCAGGCACCAACACGCTTACGCTCCCTGCGTCTACCGGCACGCTTATGATAAGCGCAAGCCCTGCTATTACTACACCTACGCTTACAGGCGCTGTTTTGGCCGCAGGCACGGCAAGCGTTGCGCCGCTTGATTTTACCGCAGGCACAAACTTAACAACAGCTTTGGATGGTACGGTTGAGTATGATGGCAAAGTTTTTTATGCTACTCCGCAAGGAACGCAGCGCGGCGTTGTTCCAGGGATGCAATATTTCCGCAGAGAGACAACAACTGCTGGTATAAGTTCTAATGTTGTGCAACCATTTTTTGTAAACGGGAACTCAACGGCATCTTCAATTTCTGGAACGACATTGACCGTTGGCGGCACTGTTACTGGAACTTTTTCGGTTGGTCAGTTTCTAGCTGCACAAGGCATAACTGCTGGCACATACATTACTGCTCTTGGCACAGGTACTGGCGGTGCAGGAACTTACACTGTCAATAATAGCCAAACCATCGCTTCCACTACTATTCAATCTATGTATGGCGTGACTTTATCATCATCAACCGTATATAGATTTGAAGCTGACTTTCTAATTTCAAAATCTGCGGGAACTACATCACATACACTTAGTACTCTGTTTGGCGGTTCAGCAACCGTAAATAGCATTGCTTATCTAATTATTGCTGCTTCTACAGGTTCGCAATCAACTTTTAATTTTACTGACACGGCGGTTACAGGAACGGCTATTACGCAAGCATCTGCAACAGTAGTAGCATCGGCAACAACCGCAGCGGCAATTGCAAGATATTTCAGGGTAAATGGTATCGTTTCAATTAACGCTGGTGGAACATTCATCCCGCAGTATCAACTATCTGCTGCCCCCGGTGGTGCGTATAGCGTAAACGCTAATTCAAGTTTTTCAATTTACCCTATTGGAGCATCAGGTTCTGATAATATCGTAGGCGCTTGGGCGTAAGGTGAACTGACATGCCATTAACACTGAATGGAACAACTGGCGAAGTCTTCCCATCGTGGACAACGGCGGGGCGTCCCGCGTCACCTACTGCCGGTCAAACGGGATTTAATACGACAACAACTCAGTTAGAAACCTATGATGGGACTAACTGGGAAATTCATCCTTCGCCAACAACTCAAGGCACAAGCGGTCAGTATTTGAAATCTGCCGGTGCAGGCACAGCGCCCACATGGTCTGCTCTTACGCTTCCTACCGGCTCCATTCTTCAAGTTGTTAGCGCGACAAAAACAGATACCTTCTCATCCGCAACAACAGCAGGAACTTATGTTGATATAACTGGTCTTTCAGTTTCCATCACACCTTCATCTGCGACAAGTAAAATTTTTGTGGTATTTGCAATCGGCGCAACCGGAACAAACACTAGCCAAGACATTATGTTCCGTCTTGTTAGAAATTCTACAAACATTGCCCTTGCAGACTCTGGTCCTACATACACATCAACAGTTGCTGTAAGGTCTTTAAATTCTGAATTAACAGCAACTCCAACGATGTTTTTTTTAGATTCTCCGGCAACGACATCTGCAACCACATATAAGGTAACAGGATCAACGTCTGGTGGCGGCACTTTGGTGGTTAATAAGAGGCAGTCTGATACTTCGTTTGGCGCGGTATCAACAATTACAGTCATGGAAGTTGCAGCATGAACCATAACGCAATCTATGCTCTTTATCCTCAAGTTGTATCGGTGGACGATACCGCCGGAGCTTTTGATAAAGACGGTAATCAAGTCGAACTTGACATGGCCCTTGTGGATGCTTGGGTTGACCCTGATCAGTATAAATATGACCGAGCTAGGGAATACCCGTCTTTTGCGGATCAATTTGATATTCTTTTTCATGGCGGGTATGACGGCTGGAAAGCATTGGTTCAATCCGTAAAAGATAAATATCCCAAACCGGGGAATTGAACATGCCAGCACTTCTTAAAACAACTCAAATCCAAGAGCCGTCATCCGCTACGGTAAACATGACGCTTGATACAAGCGGTGGTGTTGCTCTTGGGCAGAATTTATCTGTCACCGGTACAACCACATTTACTGGTGGACTTGTTGCTGGTACTGCGTCTGTTGCACCATTAAAATTTGCATCTGGTACTAATCTGACATCAGCAACTGCTGGCGCGGTTGAGTATGACGGCAAGGTTTTCTACGGAACACCGCAAAGCACACAGCGCGGCGTAATCCTTGGCGCGCAGTTTTTTCGTCTCAATTCTGGCGTTGTTGGCGCAGATGCGACAAGCGCACAGAGTGTGTTTGGTGTTGGTGTAAGTCTTTCTGCAAGCACAGTTTATGCTTTTGAAGTAAATTTTACTTTAACAAAAACTGCTGGCACAACATCCCACACTCTGTCTCATGGTTTTGGTGGCACAGCCACTTTAAATAACATTTTATATGAAGCCGTTTATGTAACTTCCACAGCAGCCTTACCAACAGGCGCGGCATCAAATATGGGTTCATTTAACACGGCATCGGCCACTGTTGTAATGGCCGCCGCAACGTCTGCAACCAATACTTTTATTATTACTTACAAAGGCACGGTGTCGGTTAACGCTGGCGGCACGTTTATTCCGCAATACACTCTTTCCGCAGCCCCTGGCGGTGCGTATACCACAACTGCGGGGTCGTATTTTATGATCTACCCGATTGGCGTTTCCGGCGCGAACACTAGCGTAGGAACTTGGGCATGACGATTACCCTTAACGGAACAACCGGCGAAACAACCCCGGCAACGACTTTTATGGGGTTAATTGTTGTGCAAACGCAGATCGCCGTTCTCCAAGCCCAGATTGACATTATGCCATGAGAGAAAAGGTCGAACAGCTCGAGCATTTGATGCAAGCCTATGATCCGGCAATTTTGCCGATCAAACATCATTTTGCTGACGGGGTTTACGCCCGCGAGATGTTCATGCCGGCAGGCGCAATTGTGACGGGTGCAGTGCACAAAACCAACCACATGTGCATTCTGTCCAAGGGCCATGTAAGGATAGCGTCCGAGGACGGGCCAATCGATCTGGTCGCTCCGGCGACTATCATCGCGCCGCCAGGCACCAAGCGCGCGATTTATGCTTTGGAAGACTCCGTGTGGACAAATATCCACGCGACAAACGAAACGGATCTTGATAAGATCGTCGAAGAACTAACCGAGTCCACCGCTGCCGAGTTGCAAGGTGGGCCCGCCAACAAGCAACAGCTTGCGAGGGAAGTAGTATGGCTTTTATCTTAGGGGCTGTCATCGGGGCAGGCGCGTCGCTGATCGGCGGCATGATGGCGTCGAATGCCGCCAGCAAAGCCGCTGACGCGCAAGTTCAAGCTGCGAACAGCGACATTGCGCTCCAGAAGGCGATATTCGAAAAGCAAGTCGCGCTTCAGGAACCTTTTCGTGCGGCGGGCCTTACCGCGCAGAACCGTCTTCTTGATTTGCTGGGCTTGAGCGGCAACACGACCGCCAAGGGCTACGGCTCGATGGGCGAGCAGTTCAGCGCCGATAAATTTGTTGCCGATCCCGGCTATGCGTTCCGTCTGAGCGAAGGCCAGAAGGCGCTCGACGCGTCGGCTGCCGCACGCGGCGGTCTGCTGTCAGGCAACACATTGAAAGCTACCGTTGACTACGGCCAAAACGCGGCCTCGCAAGAGTACCAAAACGCGTTCAATCGTTACCAGACCGAGCGCGCTAACATCCTCAATCCGCTCCAAAGTCTGGGCGGCGTAGGGCAGACCTCGGCCAATACGCTTGGCAGCGCGGCGCAGAACTACGCCAACGCTGCCGGCGAAGCAGGGCGTTACGCAGGCAACGCGCAGGCGTCAAGCTACATGGGCGCGGCGAACGCATGGAACCAAGCTATTGGCGGCGCGTCAAACGCGCTGACGCGCGGCATGACGAACGCGTATATGTACGGCGGTGGTGGCAGCCCGTATGCGTATGGCGCAGGCGGTTACACGGGCTACGGCCCATTCATGGGTGGCTAAAATGGTCGACTATAACATCGCAGTACCGCAGCCTTACGATAACTCTAGCGACATCGCCAACGCGTTGCGTTTTCGCGCGGCCAAGCAAGCCGAGGCCGAGAACCAACTCAAGCTACAGGCTTGGCAAGAAGACCGCGCGTACGAGCTGGAGCGGCGCAAAGCGGCTGCGGCGAACGCGGCAGCGGGTAGAGCTAGAGACGCAGAAATTGCGGACATCTACGCAACCAATATAGGTGTCAGCCCTGCGGCGGTAGGCGCTCGCGGCATGTCTTATAGCGGCACCGGCATGAGCACGGACCCTTACGCTCGCACGCAGAATGAGTTGCTTAAGCGCGGGTATGTACCGCAAGCGCAAGACATTGCCGAGTTTAGCAACAAAGTGGCAACGGGCGAAGAAACCAAAGCCAGAACAAATAAATTAGGTCTGGAAGCTAAAGGCCAAGACATTAAAAATGTTGGCGATCGTTTGGCTTACGTTCAGCGTTTTGCCGGCATGGTCAGCTCACCAGAAGACGCCGCCGCATATTCGCGCATGTTGGTAAAAGAATTTCCTGAATTTGCTGCTTTGTCTGGCTCACCGGATGACGCCGCGCGGCGCAGCGCCGAGGCTTTTGCCAAAAATCCCGACGCTTGGAGAATGCATTCACTTAACCTGACCGCTGAACAATTGGTGCAGGCGCATGAACGCGAGACAGCGGCGGTGCAACCTAAGTTAACTGAAATGGATGTTGGCGGGCGAAAACTTATGGTGGATACAAATCCACGAAGCCCGACGTATAATCAAGATGTTTCATGGTTTGATAAAACACTTACGCCTGCGGAAGTATCGGCTAACGAAAAAACTAAATGGGAGCAAGAGCATCCCGATCGTGAGATCCGCGAAGACGCGAACGGTGTCTATTCGGTCAACAAAAAAGACCCGACTGATATTGTGCGTCTTCAGGTTGAAGGCAAAAATCTTGTGCCTAAAACTGATGTGGCTAACAAATCCACAATTGGCAAACTTATTGCGGAACGCGACGCGTTGCCGCCTGACAGCCCGTTGCGGGCGCGCTATGACGACGCGATCAAGAAAGAAGCAAGTGGCAGCGGCGCGACGCGGTCTGAAATTGGAAAACTTGTTGATGAACGTAATGCATTGCCTGAAAACGATCCGTTGAGAGTTTCATACGACGCGGCGATTGCAAAAGCGTCTGGGGGAGTTACTCCCGCGCAGATTGAAGGCGCTGTTGCAGGCGCTGAAGATGCTGTAGCTCAGATTGATAAGCTCCTTAACCACCCAGGCTTTAGTGAAGCGGTGGGCGCGAGTTGGGGTACAAGCTACATTCCTGGAACCGACGCCAGAGGCGCTATTGCGTTGCACAACCAAGTGACGGGCACGGCGTTCTTGGATGCGTACAACTCTCTGCGCGGGACCGGCTCGATTACGGAAATTGAAGGTAAAAAAGCAACTGCTGCTAAAACTCGTATGGATCTTAGCACCAGTGAAAAAGATTACATCGAGGCGGCCAAGGAATTTCAAGCTATTCTTAAGCGCGGTATTGAAAGAGAAAAGGCACGGTTGAAGAGCGGCGGCGCGGCAGCAGCGCCGGCGGCTACATCTAGCATTTTTGACGCAGCGGATGCTATTATTGGGGGTAAGTAATGGCTTCGGCGCAAGATTACGCAAACTGGATCGTCAACAACGCCGATAAAAAAGGCACGCCTGAGTTCGATACAGTCGTCAAGGCATACCAAGCCGCTAGAGCAGGCGAGCAACCGCCGGCGGCTACAGAACCTACCGCGCCTGCGGCTCGCGCTGTAACCAGCGAAGGCATGCCTGCGCCGCGTGGGCCGCTTGACAAAGCATGGTCCGCAATGACCGGCGGCCGCAATCTTGACGCAGATCTTTACGCGGCGCGCGAAGCGGTAAGAACGCCATCGTTTGAAGACATCGGCGGCAACATTGCCCGAGAAGCGCAAACAGCCGCTCAGTTTGCCAAAGAAGGCGGCGAAAGCGCGATTGAAAATCTTAAAGCTGGACGTCCAGCTAGCGCCGTTCTTGGCGCGGGTCAACAACTTGCTGGCGGTGCGGGCATTGTGCTGTCCCCATTAAGTGGTCTTGTGCGGTCTTATGTGACTGACCCTGTCTCGCGGTTTTTGGGGCCGGAAGTCGGCGAAAAAGCCGGCATGGTTGCAAATATAGTTGCAACGCCTGGCGGCCTTACCAAAGCCGCGCGGCCTGTGGAAGTGCTTGCCAATACCGGCGGACGCGCCGTTACAGCTATTGAAAACATGGTACGCCCTGATCTAAACGCGTTGATTAAAGCAACGGGTAATAAAGCTCCCGACGTTGTTAACGCGCTTCGGGAAGCCACTAGCGGCGTAGAAAGCGCAGGCCAAGCCGCCGCGCCCGCAGGCAGCGCGGGGTTCTCAAAATTTACAAGCGAATTGGCGGGGCACGCACCCGAAACAGTCGCGGACGCACAAAAAGTCCAAGACGCGCTTCTTACCGCGCGTGCCAATGTGGCTGAAGGGCGCATGGCTGAAGGCACCCGCGCGCTCGCCGATACGGTAGCAGAACCTAACGTGCAGACTGTAGGTCAGCGTTTGATCACGACCGCTGAAAAAATAAAAGAAGACGTCAAGCGCACGTTGATCCGCCCGAAATTTAAAGAGGCAGAAAATTTGGCGGGCAACGCGCCAATTGACATTAGCCCGCTGACTAATGAAGCCGCAAACATTATTGATACGATTGATCCTGACGCGGCAGCAGTGCTGTCACGTCGTCTGGGTAAATTCAAAGGTGAAACAACAACGCCAGAGCTTTTTGGCCCTGGCGGCGCGCCGTATAAAGGTACGCCGGTCGTTACGCCACCTACAGCAACGCTATCAGATGTTGGTGACATTCGCTCCGCCATCAATAACGCAGCAGTTAAAGCAAAGGCTGCGGGCGACGACGCCGGCTACACTCGTTTGATGAAATTGCACAAGCGTTTGGACGACGCCGTTATATCAAGCGACACTTTACCGCCGAAAGCACTTGCGGCGTATAAAGACGCGCTTGAAACTTACGCGACGCAATATGCGCCTCGGTTTAAAGAGGGGCTTCAAGTCAATCTGTTCAAAATTAAGAATGGCGAACACGGCATCGGCGCGTCAAATGTTGTTGATCGGTTCTTTAATGATGCCGACAAGACCGATAATTTTATAGCTCTGTTTGGCAAGAACCCCTCGGCCATGAAAGACGCGCAGCTTGGCATGGAAGGTCTTTTCCGCAACCAAGTTATTAAGGACGGCGTGATTGATACAAAAGCGTACGAAAGATTTTTAAAAGACTATGGTCCGCAGATCGACAAACTCGACGCCAATGGTTTGAACCTTCGCGCTAAATTTGACACGCTCGCGCAAGAAACTGACCGTATCACGTCGCCTAAAGCCGCGATTGCTGAAACGCGAAAAGGCGTGGAGTTTGAACAACCCCCTAAAGGCGTTGCTAAAACCGCAGCGGACGAGCGCGTTGCGGCCTTGGTAAGCAACACGTCGCCAGAAGATCTTTCGTCTTTGCGCGACGCCGTAGAAGTGGTGCGGCGCGGGCAAGAGAATACACGTCTTGCGGGTATCGCAAACGCGGAAAAATCAGGCTTGCCAATTGTTCCATCAACTACGCCGAGCTTCCTAAACACAAAACTCCGCATCATCACCGAGGTATACCGCCGTATTGCGGGTCGGTTAGATACAAAGATGGCGAAAAAATTAGGTGAGATGCTTCACGATCCTACGCGTCTCAATGAGGCAGCGGATTTGCTTGACGCCGCGATTGCTCGCAAGCGCGCGCAAGAAGCGCGTATTGTTACCGGAACCACTGCACCGCCTTATTCCGGCGCGCTGTCGGGCTCTGTTAATGCTCTCGCTCCTTCTCAACAAAATCAAAACGCGTTGGCTCGATGATGGATACGCAGACAATTATGAACTGGGCCGCCGCAGTGGCTCTCGCGGCAGGCGGATGGTTCGGACGTCAGCTCTGGGACGCGTCGCAAGAACTGCGGCGCGATCTGCATCAATTGGAAGTCGACTTGCCGAAAGAATATGTGCAGAAGGTCGATCTCGACAAAAGAATGCAACACATCGAAGATATGTTCCAACGCATTTACGATAAACTAGATGCCAAGGCGGATAAATAGTGGACCCATTTACGATCCTCGCAGGCGCAACCGCCATCTATAACGGCCTGAAGTCAGCGGTAAGCGCGGGCGAGGACGTTGTAGACACGGCGCGGCGCGTCAGCGGTCTGATGTCTGAAGTGTCTAAGGTGGTGCAGCTCGTCTCACTACCGCGCAAGAAGAAATTGTTTCAGTCCACCGCTGACTTTGAAGCGGAAGCGATGAAGCTCTACAGCGCCAAGGCCAAAGCGAACCAACTGGCGCTTGATGCGAAAAACTTGTTCATCTCCATGCACGGCAAAGGCGCGTGGGAGCACATTCAAAAGCAAGTCGTCGAGATGCGTAAGGAAGCTGCGCGTCAGGCGAGACTGCACGCGGAAGAAGTAGAAGAAGCAAGAAAAGATGCAATCTTTGTGGGCAGCATTGTTGGTGGGCTTCTTTTGGCTATGGGTGTTATTGGGCTAATTCTAGTTGTGAGGCACTAATGGATATTCTTAAGACCTTTGGCCCGTTGATCGGGTCTGTCGCGCCTACGATCGCAACCGCGCTCGGCGGCCCTGTCGCCGGCATGGCGGTCAAGGCGCTCTCGGGCGCGTTGTTCGGCCATGATAGTGCTACGGAAGAAGAGATTCAAACCGCGTTGGCTAACCCGACCGGCGATCAGCTTGCCGCGCTCAAAAAGATCGATGCCGATTTCGCCGTCCAGATGAAATCGCTTGACATCGATCTCGAACGCATCGCAGCGGGCGACCGCGCGTCAGCGCGCGACATGCAGAAAGAAACCAAGGATTGGATCCCGCGCGCGCTTGCGGTGACGGTCACGATTGGCTTCTTTGGCATCCTTCTCTACATGCTTGTCTATGGTTTACCCACGACAGGCAACGAGGCGCTGCTCTTGCTGTTGGGCGCGCTTCAGACCGCATGGATGGGCATCATCGCGTTCTACTTTGGTGCCTCTTCAAGCGACACCGCCAAGGACAAGATGATTTACAACTCGGTGCCGAAATGAAAGATAATTTTGACCAATGCCTCGCCCTTCTGCTCAAGCACGAAGGCGGTTACGTTAACCATCCGGCGGACCCAGGCGGGCGCACGAACCTCGGCGTCACGCAGAAGGTCTGGGAAGAGTATGTCGGCCATCCGGTAACTGAAGCAGACATGCGAGCCTTGGGGCCTAAAGATGTCGCGCCGCTCTACAAACAACGGTACTGGGACGCTGTCCGTGGAGATGTTCTACCGACAGGTGTCGATTATTCTGTGTTCGACATTGCTGTTAACAGTGGTGTTGGCCGTGCCGCCAAGATACTTCAAAAAGCTATTGGAGTTGCTCCTGATGGTGCAATTGGCCCCGCAACCTTGGGAGCTGTATCAGAGAGCGATCCCGCCGAGCTGATCATCAGCGTATGCCGCGCGCGGCAGGCGTTTCTTGAAAATCTTGAGACTTTTTCGACGTTTGGCAAGGGCTGGACGCGCCGCGTCACCGAGGTACAAAATAAAGCTCTGGAAATGACAAACCGTCATTAAATTGATGCGTTCAATTTTTATGTTTGTCTCTGCTAACCAAGGAGGCAAATATGGTTGATTTGGCGTTTAATTATATTTTTGAAATCCAGAATGGTGACAGCGAAGGAGCCGACGAAATGGCCTGGGATTATCGTGTCGTGTTTTCGCCTTACGAAGATAATGGCGAAACAGGTGAGTTTAGCATCCGCGAAGTCTATTACGATGAAGAGGGTGAAATTGCTTGGTGGAGCGATGAAGCTATTGTCCCGTCAGGCGATGATTTTTGGTCGTTTGCTGAAGATTTTGACGCAATGGCCCATGCTTTTGAAAGACCAGTGCTTGTTCTTATCGGCGACGAATTGATTGAAGACGACGAAGAAGAAGAAACTGAAGAGTAATTTGTGGCTACAAAACGGGGTCGCCTCTGAAAACGGGGCGGCCCCTAATCATTTCGCACAGTTCGGGCGGCATCATATAGCCGTCTTGATCAAAAGATATAACCACAAATCCTTGCTGCGCCCGCGACGGCGCGCCTTCTGTATATTCAAATTGCGGCCCTGCGGGATCTGCCAATGTTCCGGTTTCAATCCCGTACCTTGTCCCGCGCCGATCGCGCTGGGCTGTGACAGACAATTGATGAGTGTGGCCGGTTAAAATGTTAATGCCTGCGTGAAGAGTATTGTTCCACGCGGCGTGAATGCCAGACCGAAAACGGTGGCGAATTTCGGTGTTGTCGTTTAATTCAAACGCATACGCCATTTCCCAAAGCGGAAAATGCTCTTTCAAAGATATAATGTAATCATCTAATTCTGACGCGTTGGCGGCGATGTAATTGTCAAGCCGGATGTCGTGATTGCCCATAGTCCAAAGTCTATGTTGTACGTTAGGCAACATCTTTAGCCATTTTTTAGCGGTATCAATTTCTAAAGATATTTTAGGTGATTTGGAACGAAGTGGAATACCGTGTCGGCTAATGCGCGCGCCGTCAATAATGTCCCCATTAAGAACAATACCATCTACTTTTAATTTTTTAGCAATCGCAATGAATGCATTAAAAATAACTGGCGGATCGCCAGACCAAACATGAAGATCAGAACCAATAATCCATTTAGTTGATGGTGCATTTATTTTAATAGATCGGGGGTAAGTCCAGCCTTGAACGCTTGCGATATTTTCCGGCATTCCGTTAGGGAACCGTTCTTTAAATTTATGCACTCTGTTATGAACGGCAGGGGCGCTCATTTTAAGTTCGCGAGCGGCGTCTTTAAAATTTCCGTTATGCGCTTGAACTGCCTTATAGGTTTCAATGAGAATTTCATCGCTTATAGGCTTGGTGGGCATAATAAAACTCCATCCGCTATAGGCGATCTATATGATTTTTATGTCATTTTTGTAAAGTCGTTCAAATGTTGGGTTACTCTCGACGCGAACTTTAGGATTGGCCCACGTCCATATTTCTCCGGTCTCTTGAACGCACACCCACATCAGGTGATGCTCTTCGCCGTAATCAATCATAAAGTGCGCGAGTGCTTTGCCCTTGGGTGTAATGACAGGTAGAGTGGGGTTGAGTTGAATAATCATAACGGTGCCAAAATTTCCGCTCGTTCACGAATAGCGCGCACCATGCAATAGCGCTGATGCAACCGCTTCAGCACTGATGGGCGTCGTAATCCTTCAAGCTCATTATCGATCATGCGCTTTAACTCGTCTTCGCTAAAGGTACACAGCAAATCATTTAGTCTGCGCCAATCTAATGTTTTAATGTCAGTCATGCTTTCAACTCGTCTAGGGCCACATCCGATATGGCGCGCTTGTCAAACAGGCTCGCCCATATCCGTTCATCTACAGTTTTATTGGTCATAAGAACATAGCACCACACATCGCGCGTCTGCCCGCCGCGATGCAATCGACCGACCGTCTGCTCGTAAAGCTCGAGCGACCACGGCAACGATAAAAAGATGATTTTGTTGCCGCCATGCTGAAGGTTAAGACCGTGGCCGGCGGACTTGGGGTGCAGTAAAAGCAAGGGAATTTCGCCCTTGTTCCACTTATCCACATTGTTATCCACAAGTTTTGCATGCGGATAGCGGCGCTGA